ATACGCAAATACTATCTTGATTTCGATGGAACCTTCAAACCCAGCAAGGACGGGTTAGCAATGAAGTTGGATTTTGAAAATTCAAAAGCATTGTTTGAAGGTTTAGTAGAGATTTTATCTATAGCAGAAGTGAAGGATACCTTAGAAGTACACTTCAAAGATATTTTAGACAAAATTTACCTAAACTGAATTTAGTTCTTGACATTCATTTAGAAATTTAGTATAATATATAAATGACAAAAAATATAAAAGCAATATTGAGAGAAGCGGCTACAGCCTACTATGAGGGTAACCCCACTATGTCGGACAAAGAGTTTGACAGGTTAGCACAAGTCGCCGAGTTCGATGAAGTCGGTTTTAATAGTCGAGACAATCGAACTCCTCATGCTTTTCCAATGTATTCACTTCAGAAAGTTTTTACTAATGAAGTGGACAGTAACCCCTTAAATGATTATAAAGGAGCGACCATGGTCTCTCCCAAACTTGATGGGGCTGCTGTTTCATTGCTTTATATTGAGGGCAGACTTCACAGAGCGCTGACACGAGGAGACGGAATCAAAGGATTAGACATCACAGAGTTGATGAAACATCTAGTTCCTACGCACCTCGTGCCTCATGCCTATTTACAACAGATAACTGGTGAAGTTGTGGCTCCAAAGTCAATTAAGAACGCTCGTAACTATGCAGCAGGAGCGCTTAACTTGAAAGACGAAAACGAGTTCCAAACTAGAGACTTAAGGTTCATTGCGTATGGTGTACAACCAGCAATGTCTAAAACTCTAAGTGAAGATTTAGCTATGCTAAGCCATCAAGGCTTTAGTAATGTTATTGAATCTAACTGGACTGAGTACCCAGATGATGGTGTGGTATTCAAAATTGATAACTATATTGATTTTGAAAAGAGAGGTTATACTTCTCATCACCCTAGAGGGGCATTTGCACTGAAGTCTATACAGACAGGTGTAAATACTAAACTCTTAGATGTTATTTGGAATGTTGGTAAGTCAGGTGTAGTTGCTCCCACTGCTATTTTAAAACCAATAGAAATTGATGGTGCTAATATAAGTAGAGCAACTTTACATAATATGCGATACATAACTGACCTTAACTTAGAAATAGGTTGTACAGTTGAAGTAATTCGCAGTGGGGAAATTATCCCTAAGATTGTAAGGAGAGTAGATTGATGAAACGAGTTTGGGTAATATGGAAACACGCTCTTGGCTCGTTTGATGAACAGGATGGCTATAATAAGCGTAATGAAAATGCAATAGGAGTAATAAGATCGCTAGTCGTTCTTACTAATCTTATATGTGCAATGTTCATTATGGCAAATGTAGTTAATAACTGGTCATGATAGAAACATATTTAACTCCTATCATTATGATAACCTGTGTAATAGTAGTAGTATATATACTACGCTGGTGGGTTAATCTGTGAGTGGAGTATATAATCATACATACTTTGACAACCGACCAGAGGAGAAGATCCGAGACGGTGTCTTATATGGAATTGTTTTAGTTAATCGAGCAACTTTCGAAAGAGAATGTATCAAAGTAGGTATCGCCAGTGGAAAGGATTGGCGTCATGTTATTAAACGCAGTGGGGGTTTTAGAGGATACGATATTCGTATTCAAAAGACTTGGTCTAGTACATTATATAATGTCTGGGCGCATGAACAGTATTTACACGATATGTACAAGCATGATAGATTTGAACCAAAAATTAAGTTCGGTGGACATACGGAGTGTTTCAAAATTGATTCACTCATTCTTCAGGACTTTCCAAAAAATAAATCTTGACATGACAACCCAAATTTGATATAATATATATACAAAAAAGAAATGAGAGACACTTTTAGACAGATATCGCCACCAACAAATTGCCCTACTTGTAGTATAGATTTAGTGTGGAGAAACGATCAACTGTTTTGCGAGAACACTGCCTGCGAAGGTAAGACTAGCAAAAGAGTTGAACACTTTGCTAAGACTCTCAGAATAAAAGGTCTCGGACCAGCAACAGTAGAGAAACTAAAAATCACAAGCATCTTTGACATCTATAATTTTAATTTAGATATACTCATAGAGGCTTTGCAATCCGAAAAACTTGCAGTGAAACTGCACAGAGAAATTGAGAGTAGTAAAGCTACCGATCTAATCGACTTACTACCTGCTTTCTCTATAAAACTAATTGGTCGAACCGCTTCCAAAAAGATTTGCTCTGTTATTCGTAACATGGGTGAACTAAACGAAGAAACTTGTAAAGAAGCAGGACTTGGACCAGTAGCAACAGAACATTTATTGGACTGGTATTATGACGAGTTTATCAATGGATATAGCAAACTTCCATTTAAGTGGGCACAGATACTTAAAGTATCAAAACCCACAGAGAATAAAGGAGTGGTGTGTATATCTGGAAAACTAAAAAGCTACAAGACAAAAGCTCAAGCAACAGAATTATTAGAAAAATTGGGCTATCTTGTTAAGAGTAGTTTGACTAAAGATGTAACAATATTAGTAAATGAAAGCGGTATAGAGTCCGCAAAAACAGGGACAGCCCGAGAACGGGGTGTTACAATAATAACAAACTTAAAAGAAATTATAGGAAATTAAAAATGGCATTACCTAAATGGACAGACGAAAGGACTCAACAACTAGTAGACTCAGTTGGGACCGGACCAGTATCTCAAGAAACTGTTAAATCAGTTGCTTTAGAGTTAGAAACATCTACACGATCAGTTTCTAGCAAATTGAGAAAAATGGGTCACGAAGTTGAACTAGCTTCAGCAGTATCTACTAAATCATTCTCTGATGCGCAAGAAAGCACATTAGAAGCCTTTGTTACTGACAACAGCGGTCAGTACACTTATGCAGAAATTGCATCATCTTTTGAAGATGGTCACTTTTCAGCTAAGTCAATTCAAGGCAAAATTCTTTCTATGGAACTTACTTCTCATGTTAAACCAGCTGAGAAACAAGAATCTGTTAGAACTTACTCTCCCGATGAAGAAACAACCTTTGTATCTATGGTTAACGGCGGATCTTTCGTCGAAGAAATCGCAGACGCACTAGGCAAATCTGTTAATTCTATCAGAGGAAAAGCTCTTAGCTTACTAAGAAGTGGCGATATTAACGCTATTCCAAAGCAGAAAGAAACTAAAGGTTCAAGCAAAGCTGATCCTTTGGCTGACATTAGCGACATCGACACAATGAGTGTTGAAGACATCGCTGATAACATTGGCAAAACTGTAAGAGGCGTTAAAACAATGCTAACTCGTAGAGGGTTAACTTGTGCTGATTACGATGGCGCTGCAAGAAAAGAAAAAGCTTCTAGCTAAGACTTTTCAACTCTAGGGTGCGGGAGCTTAGGTTCTCTCACCCTTTTTTATCTGGGAGGATATTTAATTGAACTTATCTTCAGCATTGCTGAAACAAATTATTTCGCAACAAGATTTTGACACTTGGGGAAACCTGCGTGAAAATTACTTGCCTGCTGAATATCAAGTGCTTCACAAAAAGATAGATAGTCATATTAAAGAATTTAGAGGTTTACCAACCTTTGAAGACCTCAAACTATCCATTCGTGATAGAAAGTTAAAAGAAAAAGTATTTGCTATAGAGGCTGTAGAAGTCGATGTAGACGCGTGGGTGCTCCTAGAGTATCTGAAGAACGAGTATACGCAAGTAGAAATACTAGATGAATTAGATAAGTTCGTAGATACATCTGTGGCTATATCTAATGCAGAAGAAAATGTCGAGGCTCTACAACAGATAGTGCTAGACATTGGTGATAGGGTAGACCTAAAAGCTCCAGAAGAGAGTATGGAAACTATCACATTATTTGATTCCGAAAAGAATCTTAAAAAATACTTACCTCTAGGTCTTAATGACGAATATGATCAAGACATGAAGTTTTCTCCCAGAGACCTTGTGCTTGTTGGTGGCCGTAGAGGTGCAGGTAAGTCCTTAACCTGTGTAAACATTGCAAACAATGTTTACAATCAAGGACGTAGCTCTATATATTTTACAATAGAGATGGACAGTCGCTCCATTCTACAAAGAATGTGTGCCCTTGGCGCACGAGTACCTATCGGCAGACTAGCCACTAGAAATCTCAGTACCACAGAGTGGAACAGAGTTGGTGAGTGGTGGGCTAATAGATTTGTAGATGGAGCTGAGCTCCTACCAAAGTTCTATGATGATAGAAACTTTGAAGAATTACATGACGGCTTGACAAAGCGCAGACTTACTCCCGAAAGACAGTTAGAGGTTATATATGATCCAGTACTAAGTCTTTCAACAATACGAAAAGAATTGGAAAGTAAATTAACACAGACAGATGTTGGAGTCATCATTGTCGATTACTTAAACCAAGTCAAAAGATCAAACGCCCCCGCAAGAGGTGGGCAATACGACTGGACAGAGCAGATAGAAGTAAGTAAGACTCTGAAAAGTATGGCACAAGAATATGAAGTGCCAATATTCTCACCCTATCAGACAGATGCGTCTGGTGAGGCGAGGTTCGCAAAAGGTATTCTTGATGCAGCTGATGCCGCTTATACTATTGAGACATGGTCTCCT